TCTGCCAGCGCGACGATCAGTGCATTTGATCCGATGGACAGGTTCTGATACTGGCCGTCGACGACGTTGTGTAGATACACCGAACCTGTTCGGTTCCAGTGCATCCTTCCACGGTCGTCACCCATGAAGTCGTTCCACCTGACCTCTACGTATGGACGTCGGTCAGGCCACTGGGAGTGTCTACTATAGAAACTCTTGAGATAGTGGTTTGTGTAGTTGCTAACTGCCTCCACAGAGGAGGTCATCCTCACAAGGAGTCCGTCGTTAGGGAACGTACCTGATGCCCACGACTGAAAGATCGACGTGACATCTACATCTAAGTTCTCATTACCGAGATCGAAGTGAGTCGTCAGACGTGGGTTGGCTAGGAAATCTCCCCCGCGTGAAGTCCAGTACTCGGCGGACGTCCGTTTCCACCAGTTAGCCACACCTTTGTCGGTATGGTCAGAGGTGTCCATGCCTCGACCCTCATCCCATGTGCCAGACACCGGGAACACCTCCACATCGAAACTTGACGGGAGTGCCTCGGAGGTGGTCTCATGGATGAGCCTCATGTAGAAGAATTTGGCCCTCGCCTGCACATAACCCATGTCGACGAAGGTGTCCAGTGTCCCTGTGTTGAACTGGAGGAGGAGCCTAGAATATTGTGAACCGGAGTTGACACTTGTGGTTCCGGAGATTCCGGCGATCTTGTACAGCTCCAGCGACTCAGCGTGTCCATAGTTGGAGCCGGTCTGCGGGATCGATCGGAGTAGCACATTGGACACAAATGTGTCCTTCGTGGGATAAATTCGAAAAATCACTTAGCCACCCCGATGATGTCTTTACGTGGGAACTTCAACTCGAAGATCGAATCCTCCGGAGCGTAGATGATACCACTCCTGGTCGATGCACGGAAGTCAAAGCGGGTCGAGGCGTAGTCCGACAGGTCCATCTGTCCGAATACGTTCGAAAAGGTCAGCTCATAGACCGAGATGACACCAGCCACACCCTGCAGCTCTGCACTTACGTCTGACCGAACGATCGGCTGTCCTATCTGCGATCGCTCGTGATCGAAGTATGTCACCATTGCGTCGATACATCGTGAGAGGACCTCTCCCTTGTTGAATTTGGGAGAGACCACCACACCGAAATTGACCCTGAAGTTTATGATGTCACTATCAAGGATGTTGTATCCATCAGTCAGCATCCTATATTGACGGAGATACGTGGCGATGTTATGTTTCAGTGTGGAAGCTGCGGTCGTAAGGTGACCGGCCGAGTCATATGCCAGTACATGTACATCAATGGAGAACGGCGAGAGACTGTCCTTCTTGACATATACCTTGGCCGAGCTACCGAACTTGGCAGGCAAGGACAGGACCCTGGAGATGACGTCCTCCCTGGTCACACACCGCTCCTGGGCGGCGAAGTAGGCGGCGGCGTTGATCTTGATGTCTCGAACGCTCTCCTCAGCCTTTCCACCCTCCGTCTTGTCTATGTTCACACACTGGACGGAGTTCTCGACGTCGCCTTTGATCACCGCGTTCAGGTTTGTTGAGCCGAACGAGATACTCACGTCCACTGGTGTCTGGATAGTACGTGGGTCCACGTTGCCCTCAGGACCACCCCCTGTGCGGTAGGTCACAGTTAGCGTGGTGTTGTAAGGGCTGAGTCCCATACTCCTGGTGAGAAGAAAGTTCCTCGGATCGATCGCTGTGCTTATGAGTGTGCGCCTCCCATACAGTGGAAGGGCATAGTCTGCCACGTTCGGAATGAGCTCATCGTCGAAGTTCACACCGTCACCAGACCCAAATATCAGCGATGTCTTCTTGGTAGACGGGTTCCAGCTGCGCTCGAACCTTCTGGGGACCGAGACAACCTTGAGGACGAACGGGACATCCTCCGAATCGGTGGCATCATTAGTTGTGCCGTCGAACACCCAGTCCTGAGCGAGATAGTCTACCTCGATCCACTCGTTACCCTCGCTATCTGTCACCGAGATCACCTCGATGACGTCTGCATCGGCCAATTCGATGGTCTTAAATTTCCTGAACTCTGTGATGACGAAACTCTCTGTCTTCGTCTCACCTGCGATTATGTCCACGAACTTTCGCATCACGAAATGGCTGGGGAGTCCGTTGTCGGAAAAGGCTGATCCAGTAACTTGTCGACCATCAGAAAGGGAGAAATCGAGGTCTGCCAAGGTCTCAAAGGAGACACCATTGGTAGCCGCAGCCCGACTTCCTTTGGAGATGACCGGGGCATAGTTGTCGTCGGGTACCACCTGACCGAGCTCGTTCACAATGGCAGGAACCTCAATGATCCATGCCTGTGTCCCTCTTGCTGCCGCCTTTCCCTGCGGGCGGTAGCCTTTCGCCTTAGCGAACGCAACGACGTTCTCTAGCTGCCTGGCGGTGTCTGGTCTCAGCTCGTTGAACTGCTGGTCAATGTAGAACGCCAATGAATCGCCCACGAACGCCGCGAGCTCCACTAACGCCATCGTGGTGGACGGTGTGGACCGGTCGGTGAGTACGCCACTGGCGTGCGCATCGGCAAACTTCAGGAGGTCACGCTTGAACGCGTCGAAGTCCTTGTTCAGGAGCGAGATGTCCCTCAGTCTTGTGATTTCCCTAGCCATTCTCAGTTACTCCGTCAGGGGTTGACTACCTGGATGATCGTCGCTGCCTTGCTCGGATCTTTGCTAAACCTAAATGTGATCCTAATCGCCATAGCGTTTTCACCGAGCGCGGTCTCATCACTTGAGAACAGGACGTTCAGTTCGTCGATGGCGAGAAACGGGAACCACCTAGCGAACTGCTCACTGATCCGGTCGGCAATTGAATGACGAAGCCCGTCGGTCTTCTGCTCGAACAGGAACTGGCGGAGGTTGCAGCCGAAGTAGTAGTTCATCGGCCTCTCACCCCAGTTCGTGACCAAGAGGGACCGTGCATTGGACACAACTGAGTCTAGTACGGTCTCCGTTACCTCGAAGTAACCGTTGGAAGATGTTGCCAGTTGGAACGGCAGGGTGAAGTTATACGCCATGCGCACCTGTAAGTATGCGACCTGGCTGCCTGTCTGCGGCGCTTAACCCCGTGATTTGGATGTGAAGACCGTCGGTGGGGCCAGCATCGCTGTGGGGCCGGTGGGTCCCAGTGGATGCGGATGGGTGTGCGCTGCGAACGTGCTGTTCACGAATGACTCACGCACGAGATGCTCTGTGGTCCCCTCACCGAGCTGGATGTCACCATCAAGGATAATGGTTCCGTCCTGTCTGATATGAATCCACGCACTCCCGACACTGATCTTTAGGTCCTTCCTGGCAGACAGTCTCAGACTATCACCACGAAGCACGACGGTAGAGACGCCTCTTTCATTCGATCCTTGGTCGATGTCTAGGGCGTCGTCAGGATCACATTTGGCCGAGATATAGATCGCCGCACCGTCCGACTGCAAGGAAGGATCCTCTCCCTGTCTACCCACCACGATATGGATAGCACCTGCGCCAGGGCGATCGCCGTAGCCACTGTCTACCGCCCCGACCCGATCTCTTCCGATGATGATACTGGCATTGTTCGGTCCTGAGACCACCATGTCCCCTTTTCGACGTTTCAGGATCGGAACAGACTCCCTCAAGATATCATAAGACATGTGTCATCCGCCGAAGAGATCGTTATGTTTTTTCTTGGAAGAGACCCTGGTCGAGAATGCATCCGAGGACTTCTGTTGGACTGGGGCCGTGCCACCATCAAAGTAGCCGTTGAGGTCTCTACCTCCGAGTTGTGCTCGGAAGAACTCCTCGCCAGTGAGGAAGTTCGGATCGTCCTGCCCAGAGATTCTGAAGAGCCATAGGCCGTGCTGAAACGCCTTGTCTTCAAACATCGTGTAGATGTGCTCTCCTGGGGAGATAGGCATGCAGAACTGGTCTGGTGGAAAGAACGGCCAGAGTACCCTGGCGGCTGACTCATCTATGAACGAGTCCCTTGCCTCATCGATGATGATGGCCTTTACACTGTTCCGTGGGTTCTTCGGACCGAGCACAGACTGGTAGGTCCGTTCCTTCCCATCGACACCGACACCCACAACGGACGCCCTGGAGTTGTCGCCGGAGAGTGAACCACCGCCCTCATCGATCGCCAACACCACGGCACGGTGGATTACCTTCGGGGAAGACGAGGTCTCGGTCATCTCTCCGCGTGAATATTTTCGCAGGAGCTCCCCGAGCATGATCTCGGGACGGCGGAACCGTTCGTTATCCTGGAAGAAATCAGCCATTGTTCATCCTACGCGAGAGTTCCTCGGCGAGCGGGGAGAGCTCCTTGCGTAGGTTGTCTACCTTGGCGAGCTTCGCCATCGCGGCCTTCGCGGCCTGATCGTACTCGACCGCAAGGTTGTTAAGCCTGCGGGTGAGTTCGTCCATGGATATCTGGGTCAGGTCGTCAGCCATCAGTTTTCCTCGTGTTTCACGGAGAAAGCGTCTTCACCGATATCATTGAAGACCGAGTCGTTCTCGTCATCGGGTAGGACTCTCATCTTGTCCTTAAGCAGCATAGCTGCCAGGTTCGCGGTCTGCTGTGTCATACGGTTCAGGACATCGTGGGCTTTTACCATCTGCTCGATCATCACCAGCGCAGCGTTCGAGTCGTTCTCAATGAGATTCTCCATCGCATCGACGACCTCAAGCAAACGCTTGCGGTCAGATTCGACGTTGTCCTTGACGGAGTTCGCTACTTCCTCAAATGTCAGAACTTTCTTCGTATCTTCCGCCATCTTCGCTATCGTAGTCCTTTTTGAATTCCAGGTAGAGGTCTCTGAGGTTCTTTAGAGCGTTGGCGATCTGCTTTGCGTTGAGCCCAGTTATCTCTCTGACGTAGATCGAGATCGCCTTCTTGTTATAGATAGAGACGATTCCTGAGTTTTGGAAGAGGAAGATAACTGCGTCCAGAACCAGACGCTCGTTCGGTTTCACAACCTGCCCACGCCACTCGGTCATTTTCTTTGAGAACGCCACCCAGAACTCCTTCTCCAGGATGTTCTCCTCGAAAGGCTTTACAACCACGCTAGGGTTGTGTCGAACGTTCTCATGATCAAGGTCATAGAACAGCTCACTTTCGTTCCTATCCTTCTTCTTGTACTCTTTGCTCTTGTTGATGAACCAGTTCTTGGCCACCACGTTGAAGTAGGAGAAACCCTTACTGCCACGGTTGGCGTCGAACTTCGGAAGCATCTCGTACAGGTGTGTGAGGCACTCTGCCTTGAGTGTCTGGATGTCGTCAAGCTTCTGAAACTTGTAGACATAGATTAAATTGTGGACCAGCTTCTCAAACACAGGTCTGATCTCTGTGTTGAAGATCTCATTCCTCTGTCCATTGACCGTGCATGTGTTATATCGGTTGATCGCCTCGTCCGCCGTCGGTCCAAAATATTCAGCCATTTGTAATCTCCTCCTCGACCTTGACTTCCTTCTTCATGAGATTGGAGACCTCCATCACGAGCTTGTGGAACTTCACGACCTCCGGTGCATCGGAGATAAGTGCGTGTTCCCTCAGCTTCTTGCAGTACCTCACCAACATCTCGATACTGTCGTCAAGGACCTGAAGGGATGACTGTAACTGAAGCATGCGCTTGGCGGCGATCACTAACAACGTCGTTAGTGTGATGATGACTAGCGTCAGAAAGATGGTGAGAAGGATCACTTGTACCCGTCCCTTTCCCAGCAGTCACCTGTCAGTGAGAACGAGTTCGAGGAGATCATAAGCTCACCCTCACCCTCTGGACAATGTTCACAGGGTGCCGGCAACTCCCGCTGTGCGACGGTGCGTATGTACTCCGTGACCTCCCCGCAGAGTTTGCACCTGTACTCATAGACCACCTTCAGGCCTTCCTGTTTGCTGCCAACCACTCCGCTGTGAAGGTGATGGCAACACCGTCTTCCTTCAGGTCGAGACCGCGCATGCGGTTGGACACATCCACCTGTTCGGTGATACCCTGGATAAAGATATCGATGAGTTCGGCCAGTACTTCGGGTGCAAGCTTCATAGATCAGATTCCTTTCGCCGTCTTTAGTTCTGTCTCAGATGGGACGGCTGGACCCATATGTGAGACAACTCGCGAAGCAAGATAGTTCGCGTATCTGGCAGCACTGTGGATCTCTGGAACCTCACAGAGGCGGAGACCAAGCGCTGCGGTGAACGTGTCGCCACACCCGGTCACATCGACCTCGGCATCGGCGGGGAAACTGCGATGGTGCGCGCTGTCGATCCGGTAGGACTTTCCCTGTCCTTCGAAATGTTTCACCACACACCCACGGTCCCCAAGGGAGACAATGCAGTAGTGGCACAGCGCCTCTACACACCTGTCGTCGGTGGTGGCCATCCGGGCGACCTGCCTGCTATACTCATGCTCGTTAAGCTTGAAGACCGTGGCACCCCTGAAGATTGTAAGATCCTCTCGCTTGGAGTCGACAATGGAGATCTTTCCGATCGCTAGCAGCTTGGCGGCCACCTCAGCGGTGACCGCGCCAAAGCCGTAGTCAGAGATGATCACGAGGTCAAACTCAGGACAGGGGGTGATTAGAGGTGCGGAAACAGAAAAAGTCCGTCGGTTATCAAGCCGACAGACAATCTCGTCATCCTGCGTGACAAGTCGCTCTTTGATTATGTAGTTCGCGTCAATCTTCATAAGATTTGACGATGTACAGAGCTTCAGCGTCGTGAATGGGGGATGGAAGCCGGAGATCCCACCGTACCAGATATCGACCGGGTCGCCAGAATCCTTGGCGATGGCAACGACATTCTGTAGGGTATTTCCTGCACACCCAAGACGCTGGAAGATAGTCTCACCGATGTCACAGACCGGGGCATCTGCTGCCTCTGGACACTGCCTGGTCACGGAGACCCGGGTGTACTTGTCGATCACGAAATCACCATAGACTAGGACTCTCACCTAGTCTATTATACATCAGTCTTTTTCGTGATTTCCCAGATTTTCCATACGTGCGATTTCATCGATGATCTTTGTCGTCGAGTGCCCGTCGACAAACGGTACGATCTCTACCTTCGCCTCACCGGCGATGATCTCATCATGCTTGTAATCGCCACCCTTGATTACGACCTTCGGGTTCACGACGTTGATCAGGTCAAGGAGGTCAGGACCTTCGAAGATGACTACGACCGACACGTCACGAAAACTGTTGAGTAGTCTTGTACGGTGGGTCTCGTCGAAGATGGGCCTACCAGATCCCTTGAGCATCCCCACAGAGTGATCGGAGTTCACCCCTATGACCACAATGCCAAACATGTCTTTGGCCCGCCTGACACACTGTCGTACAACTGCGAGGTGACCAGGGTGTAGGATATCAAAACATCCATTTGTGAACACCACCTTGTTGTTCGCGACCTCCCAGGCAAGAAGGTCCTCATCCTCTGGAAATCGAAGAATCATCTTTCTTCTCCTCTGGCTCAGTCATAGGATAGAAGCCGCCACATATACGACACTCGATGTATCCCTCTGATGGATCTCTGCGGTAGGTGAGATATAACTCCAGCAACTCGAAGAACACGTCAGGATCTTCAGGGCACTCATGCTTGCTCACTTCTCAACGACCGCCCGACCCTTAAGCTCTTCCCAATCACGCCCCCCACGGACCTCCTCATTACGTTCGACCACGGCAGTGAACAGCTTCTCACCGGTGCCAAGCTCCTTGGCTACATGTCTGATACTACTGACATCCTTAGGAAAACATGAACCTCCGAAGCCACGCTTACCATCATGTCCTGGGACGTCTAGATGTGAGGGAGAGAGGCGGGTGTCAAGCAGTGCCAGGGTCTTCACCTGGTCATACTCTACACCGAGCTTCTCGCAGAGCAGGGCAAACTCGTTAGCAAAGGTGACCACGGTGGAGAGGTAACAGTTGGTGAAGTATTTGGTGGCCTCGGCCGAGGTCGAGCTACAGTTCAGGATGGTCACAGGACCGTCCGGGTGACTGACGTAGTTCTCCGGGATACGGTCGATCCAGACTGACTCGAAGAACTTGTACACCACACTTGCGTCGTCGATATGTCCACCGAGGATGAGCCTGCTGGCCGTCTTGAAGTCCTTGACACTGCTCTTCTCGGTGAGAAACTCCGGAGAGAACACGATACGCAGGGCGAATCTGTCGTTCATTCTCTGGGTGAATCCCGGAGGAACAGTACTCTTGATGACGACGATGAAGTCATCGAGTTCCCTCGACTCCTGTAGCGCAGTGTTCTGGATGTCCTGCAGCACCGACTCAACGATCCCTGTGTGACACGAACCATCCTGGTTCATGGGCGTGGGAACAGCCACAAAGATAATATCGGCGTTCTTGACCACCGATGAAAGTGTCTGTAGGTGGGGCTTCGCCTTGTCAGACACAAGAACCTGACAGTGAGGCTTAAACAGCTCGTCTACCGCCTGACCGATATAACCATGGCCGACCTGCCCGACAACTTGGTTCTTGATGTCAAACTTGGGGAAAAAATCGGGATCGTTGATGTTCATCGTCGCAGTTCCTTTATGACTCTATTGAAGCGTTCTGCCTGTACCGACCAGTCCTCCGTGAGGGAGAACATGCGGGCCTGGGTTCCGATGGAGAGGTGCTGTCCGCTTTCCCTGATCTCGTTGATCTTCTGTGCCCAGAAGTATTTGTTTAAGGACCGGGGAATGATTACACCGGTCCTTCCGTTGATTATAAGCTCAGATGGAGACCCGTGATCACTGGGGTAAAGCACCACACTTCCTGCCGACATCCCTTGCCGATGGACACGTGAGGACGGCTCCATGAACGTCGAGGTGTACGGCACGAACATGGAGGTGTTGAACATGTCCCACAGCTCTGGACTGTTCTTGATGTTCCTGTGTACTTTGATGCCAGGGTGGCTCACCGACAGCTGTTCCTTCACGTAGTCCGGTTGTAGGACATGTAAGTGATACCGCCGGTCCTTCTTGTACAGCTCTCCGAATACATCGAGACACCCTGAAAGTCCACGGCCTGGATCTGATGCCCAGAGCAACTTAAATGGGTCCTTCTCGGCTGGATAATAGATCTCTGTATCTACGCCGAGATGAAGCTGAGTCACGAAATTCTCGAAACCGACCTGAAGCTCTTGTTGTAGTTGGCGGACGTGCCACGTCTCGAACGCGATGATCCGGGAGAGCTGTCCGTTTCCCAATGCGGTCTTCGCATTGCTCTTCCATTCCTCACCGTAGGTGTGATCACAAGTATGGAGCAAGTGTGTGGCATTCGGACAAGCATCCCATGCCCATTGCTGCCACGCACGCCAGTGAACAACCACCTCAGGCTTTTGTTCCTCTGGCATTGAGGTGAGGTATGATTCCTGGACCACCCAAATCATCGCATCTTTATCTTCTCGAGTGTAGATGTTATGTTCTGGGTTTTCCCACTCATCGTCATCGAAAATTGTTTTCGCACCTGTATCGACGGTAGTGACAAAGATGTCATTCTTACCATACTTCGAGTAATAAAAAGGAAGTTCGATGTGGAAACGTATAAACGTCTCGTAGTCGATACCGATGTCTTTGGTGATCGTCTTGAACGGTCGTTTGATGCCAACGAACGCGATCCTCATCAGAATTTCCTCGCGACTAGCTTCAAGTTCCAGTTGTCACGCATGTGGTCCTCCTCGACGAACTTCTGTCCGACAAACCCTGTGTTTGTAAGAAGAGCATGCAGCGACGACTTGGTGAAACCGTTCATATGGTAGTTTCCAGGGAAGTCCTGGCCGCCGTACATTCGTTTGATAGCAACCTCCTTCACGTCATCCCAGTCCTGGTGACAACGCCAACAATGTCCGTTCTCGTCCTCGGTTGGCATCTCTTCTCCACACTGGTTGCATGGGATCGACATTCCGACAATCGCACGTGCACAGATCTGCATGTCAGGGACCTGGACAACAAGAAGTCCGCCGGTGTGTAAAATGCGCCTACACTCCAGCAAGATTGGCTTGGCCTTCGCGAACTCGAAGTGTTCGAGAAAGTCCAGCATCATGACCTCCTGGACCGAGTTATCGGTCCACATCCACGGAAGTGTCGACAGATCAGCCACCTGTACCTCCGGCCTCACGGCACGAAAGTCCACGTTGGTGTAGTCGGGTCGCACGTCATTGCCACACCCTAGATTAAGTCGGATCATAGGCTCTCCAGGATATTTGTAAGTTCCTTGGCACGCACCACGGGATGATGCTTCTCCATCACCTCATCGTACAGAAGATTCGCCATCATCTTTCTGGTGGCCTCACTGTCCATAAGTTCTCTAGCGAGAGAGATGAGATCTGCCTTATCCACGAAACGAACAAAGCTCTTCAGGGTGTCTTCCTCTAGCTCCCTATTGGACAGGAGACATGAGCGCGTCATGCCTGCCTCGAAGTGTCTACACTGATATCCGTATCCTTGACCGAATGGTAAGGACTCGTCTGATGCATGGTTCAGAACGACCTTAGCGCGGTTATACATCTGCCTGATCACACTGACGTCCTGGATCGATCCCCAGATCACGCTGTGACCCTCTGCCTTCAAGGCCCCGATCATCTCATGACGCTGCCAGTGGGCGTGTGAGCCAAGTGAACCAATGAAGCAGAAATCGATGTCCTTCTCACATTCTACAGGATAGTAGATGTCTGGATCTGCCGTCATTAGAAGTGTGTGGATAGTCTTAAAGGCTAGCCTTCCCAACTGCTCTGGTATGGTGTCGATCTTTCGGAACAGCAGCAGATGCTCTGAGTACTGTCGCATCTGTACCAGCATCTGCTGGATGTGAGGGAACCTCACATCATCTGGTTGATACAATATCACATTTGGCATCTCTAGGAGGATGTCGTTGTGGTCCAGGGCGGTCTTGAAGACCAGCGTGAAGTCTGCGTCGCGCGCAAGCAAGTCCACCGAATCGATATTCGGATCATACTCCACGACCTGATGACCGATTGCTCGAAGTCCTTTCGAGAAGGCGATCTCTGAGGCAAACGGTGCGTTGACCGTGAACGGCCCGATGATGTTAATCTTCATCATAAACCTTGTGTTCTGGAGAGACGGAAGGAATCCTGGTCCTCGTGCGGAGTGCTGAACTCTAACAGCAGTGAGTCAGGAAGCAGGGAGCTAATCTTGTGAGGCGTCAGCCTTGGAATCTCGACAGAGCTTCCTTCTGTGAGTATGATGTCATGGCGGCTACCGTCGTTCGTATCGATGTACTCGATAGTAAACGCGCCGACCACACAATACATGGTCTCACGTTTCATTACATGGAAATGCATAGAGGTGGAGCCACCGACCTCGGTGAAGTGCAGTTCCTTGCCACAGTACTCGTTGTTGTTCTCGACCCAAATCTCATATCCCCAACTCTTCTCTGCGCGGTGATGAGATCCACGGGGAAGTACATTAAGTCTGCTCATCACATTTCCTTCTTCGACCTGAAAAACCTAATCATCAACCTTAGGTCTTCTAGCGGATCACGAAAAGTTGTAGGATCGTACGGCCTCGAGTACGAATTGGTGAATAAAGCCTTCGAAACGTTCTGGTATGCATCCGGTTTGTATGGGTTGTCAACCAGATATGCAAACTGCTGTGATCCACCAATTTCATCTGCAGCTGTGGCGATGATGTCACGAATTGAGATCGCTTTACCTCTTCCAAAATTGTAGACTTCACCTTGGAAAAAGTGACCGTTCATAGCAGAGTTCACGAATCCAGCGATGGAGTTGCCGACATCTTCTACAGAAATAAAATCACGTAACGTATCTAATGAATGGACGTTCAGTCTACTCTCTTTCCTGTACATGTTTGCCGCCGCACATGCCACCCGATAAATGAATGATTGGGTGTGTTCATACTTTGAGAACTCTCCCTGGCCATACACGTTAAAAGGTCGTACAATGCATGTACGTAATGTACCTCTCACTAGGTGATCACCCAGAAGTTTTGAACATGCGTATGGGGTCTGCGGCTGGAATGTATTCGTCTCCTCATCGCAAGGAAGATCACCATATACAGACGCAGATGAAAAGTAGATCATCTTACAGTTTGTGAAACTCTGCTGTTTGTCAAACAGTTTAGCTGTCATCTCGTAGTTGGTCTTCATCAACTTCTCGACATCATCAAAACGACTGTCAGAGATGCCTGCCGCATGGATGATTACATCATACTCGTTCTTGACAGACTCTACGTCTGTCAAGAACTTCCTAAAACTAGACAGATGTTTCAGATTTTTAAACAAGACCGGAGCCTTGTCTAGGATATCGATCACATGATTAGCAGGGGGTACATCATCTGTGCTCTGATCCCAAACAGGAGACAGTGAGCGAATGATCTGCCTTCCAATGAATCCGGCGCCACCGGTGACTAGAATTCGTTTACCCATTGATCAGCTCCTTCCAAGAATTATATACTATGCCAACACTGACAGGTTCCTCATGGCCTTGGAGGACGCGCCAGTTTTCACACAGCGGATGGTTCTTCACGATAGTGTTCTCGAAATTGAAGACAGTCACCACGGGCTTGTTCATGGAGGCTGCGACGTGCATCATACCAGTGTCATTTCCGACATATGAGTTACAGGAGGCGATCCTTCTGAATGAATGCTGAAGATCTGTATGTATCGAGAACTTAAACCTCCCCTTGTAGGATGAGAGGTCGCTGATTAATGATCGTCCTGTACCAGAGAGATCCTGCAGACCACCTGTACAGACTATGCTCTTCTCAGGATGGTTGTCTAGCACCAGCTTCGCAAACTCGATGAAGTTCTTATCACCCCAGTGTTTTTTGTCCCAGAATCCTGCGTCGTCATATTTGCGGCCGATCCCAAGATAGACAAAGCCGTCGTCGGTGATCGGCTCATCCCAGAAAGAACTGTCTAGGAGACAGTCATGCCGCCTACCGGTGACGCGTTCAGCTATCTCGAGTTGATACTTGGCTTCATGTCTCTCCCACGAGGAGAAACCGAATGTGGATGGGTCAGGTCGAGGGCGACCGTCATGGACCTCACATGGGAAATTTGTGTTCGCTTGGGTTCCATATCTCCCGTCGTACGGCATCGACAGGACGATGTGATCGAAGTCCTCAAATCGAATAACACCTTGCTTGTCACCCACCACACTCACACCAGGGAGTCTGCTGAGCACCTCCTTGGCCCCGAAATCATCCTTGGTGGAACCAACCAGGACAGTTACATCATGGCCTGTGTCACGGTAGTGCTTGATGGCAGGGATCGAGAGTACAGCATTACCAATACCAAACACCCTAACAAAGAGGATCTTCATGCAACCTTTGTTTTATCCATGCCCGATCTCCCTCAGCAGGTATCTCACCCGTGCTTCACATGTGTGATACAACATCGCGTGCTCGTGACCTCGTTTCGCGATCTTCTCTCGGTGTGCATCGGAGTTTTCACACGTCAGTGCTGTATCAAGCCACCCGTCAAGCTCATTCTCGTTAGAAAAGAACCCACAGTGGGTTTCCTCTTCGAACGCATCCAGCTGTCTGAAATCTGGTGTTGTGGACAACATGAATGATCCAACATAAGGAATCTCAAAGAATCTAGCTGCTCGGCCGGCGTCAGACCCACCTCGAATGTTCAAACAGACTTTCGCTCGCTGCATTCGCTCGAAGTAGTCCTGTTTTCCGATGAACGTCTCGGTGATTCCAGGCTGTCGCTCTAACATGATGTCCAACTTCATACCTGACCACTTTGTATGTGTGAGGATATGGTCAACATATCTCGCCCTATCAGGATGACTGTTATACCCGTAGAAGAAGATGTCGATGTCTTTCTCCACCTTTGTGGGCCGGTTCCAATAGTGATCGAAGTTGATGGACAAGTTGATCAAGGAAACCCGGTCCAGCTGGTAATACTCGGGTTTCCAGTCGTCCAGGAACATCCTTAGCAACGACGAGCCGAATCTCTCCTGTACATGTATAGGAGAGACGTTCCAGAACTTGTCATGTCCAGCTACGATGACGACGGGTGTCCTGATAAACGACAGACCGAGTTTACAGTATTGTGTGTACGTCTCATCCCGTTCGTCCATAATGACGGTGAGTTGGCCGGCGGCTGCAAGACCCTTGATATCTGTGAGATCCGATGACACTAGGTCGTTCATGCTTGTGAAACCGAGTGTCCGACGCTCTTTGCCCCAGTCGGCGATACCGATGTCCGAGTATCCCCACTCCAGGTGCTTCTCCTTGTGAGGGTACATGAGGACGTTGTGAGGGCCGACCGTCTTCACGAGTCCAGCGAAAATGAGGTCCATAGACCAGTCACTACCGGTCCGTGTGTCGATTACAAGATATTTCATAGGATCTTCACCAGACAGAGAAATCCGAAGATCAGTGATCCGAGCAAAAAGTCAACCAGCCACTGGTACAGTAAAGTCAACCAATAGGTCAGAAATCTCGCCAATAAATCGTCGGAGGTTATCGAGTCCAATGTTGGTCTCCCAGGTCCAGTGTAGTCCGAGGGTGATCATCCTTGTCTCTGACTCACACCTGAGATGCTCGACGGCACCTCTGACAAGTAGCTCGTCTGAACGTCCATATTCCAACATCGGCATACTAGGGATGTAGACCATTCCCTGGTTCTTCACAAATGCCGGTATTGTCGGATTTGTCTCTGGACCACCCGTGATCGCCGTGAAATGCATGTCTTTACATGCGATCACTGTCTGAAGGTTAATCACGTTATGCGGTGGCATATAGACAGTAGGCTGTTTAAATCCGGCCCACACCAGACACTCAATCCCCCGCTCTAGGCAACCCATGATCGAGTCGGTATTCATACCCACAAACTCATCCGGATGTGAGGGTGTCTCATGGTGGAAATAACCGTGGAGTCCTGGTACAACCTTGTGTAAGCCGGTGTACTTCCCTGCATGTCCTATGATGTTGTTCGGGATCACCCCAAGCAGGTATTTCCTAGGAAGGACCGCATCGAACTCTCTGTACGCCTCCACGGTGTGGCGTCCGGCCCGGTACTCCTCAACCTTCGTGAACAGAAAATCATCCACTCTCAACTGGACGGGCATAGCATGTCCTTTATCAACAGCCCCTCAATCACCTCGACCCACTGCATCTGAAACCTGTCGAGTGATGCGAACTCCTGTACAGTTTTCTTGACGTGGCGGGACAGGAACATTTTTTCTGTGCATAGCATCCTGTCCGCCATGTTCGCGGTCATCTCCGGTGAGCGTGTTTCCCGTGGAATGATGATGCCGAGATCACTGTACATCCAGTTCGTAGGATCGCTCTGGTCAGTAAGTCTCCTGGACATCTCATAGA